CGGGTTGCCGGTATCGTTACAATTCAGTTGCTTTACAGAAGCAGCACCCGTCTACACATGGACACTTTAACCGGCATGGCGCAGGGGCAGCGCGCGGGGCTCATAACTCCGAGGTCACTCGATCGAAACGAGTTGCCGGTATCATTACAATTCAGTTGCTTTGCAGAAGCAGCACCCGTCTACACATGGACACTTTAACCGGCATGGCGCAGAGGAAGCGCGCCGTTTCACTTTGTGGGCTCATAACTCCGAGGTCACTCGATCGAAACGAGTTGCCGGTATTCTTTTTTTTCTGTATATTCATGGACCTTATGAGAATGAAATGTATAACATGCTTGAAAATTATGAAATTACAAATATAGATATAAATCGTATGCATCGATATTTAGATAAATGTATGCAAAAACATTGATTATGATTATAATATATAAGGATTCAGATTATGAGTACATTTATTAATTTATATATATTATATATATATTATATATAAATTTTACGATGTCTTATAGTTCATATAGTTCCTATTTGAATGCAAAACCTTGTTGTAAAGATGAAACAGGTGGACAAGGAAGTAAAGGCGTAACAGGAGCTCAAGGAAGTAAAGGAGCACAAGGAGCACAAGGAGCAACAGGAGCATCAGGAGCTCAAGGAAATAAAGGCGCTCAGGGCGCTACAGGCGCTCAAGGAAGTAAAGGCGCAACAGGTGCTCAAGGAAGTAAAGGCGCAACAGGTGCTCAAGGAGCTACAGGTGCTCAAGGAAGTAAAGGCGCAACAGGTGCTCAGGGTGCAACAGGTGCTCAAGGAGCAACAGGTGCTAAAGGCGCAACGGGTGCTCAAGGAGCAACAGGCGCTCAAGGAGCAACAGGCGCTCAAGGAGCAACAGGTGCTAAAGGCGCAACGGGTGCTCAAGGAGCAACAGGCGCTCAAGGAGCCCAAGGTGCTACAGGTGCACAGGGAGCCACAGGAGCCCAAGGTGCTACAGGTGCACAAGGCGCAACAGGAGTTCAGGGTGCTACAGGTGCTCAGGGAGAAACTGGCGCTCATGGGGTAACAGGTGTACAAGGAGCCACAGGCGCTCATGGGGTAACAGGTGTACAAGGAGCCACAGGCGCTCAGGGTGCCACAGGTGCAGGACTACAAGGAGCAACAGGCACACAAGGCGCAACAGGTGCACAAGGTGCTACAGGTGCAGGACTACAAGGAGCAACAGGTGTACAAGGAGCCACGGGTGCTACGGGTGCTCAAGGTGCTACGGGTGCAGGACTACAAGGAGCAACAGGCGCTCAGGGTGCAACAGGCGCTCAGGGTGCAACAGGTGCAGGACTACAAGGAGCAACAGGTGCACAAGGTGCAACAGGCGCTCATGGAGAAACTGGCGCTCAGGGCGCCACGGGTGCTCGAGGTGCTACGGGTGCAGGACTACAAGGAGCAACAGGAGCTCAAGGTGCTACGGGTGCTCAAGGTGCTACGGGTGCTCAAGGTGCTACGGGTGCAGGACTACAAGGAGCTACAGGCGCTCAGGGTGCAACAGGCGCTCAGGGTGCAACAGGCGCTCAGGGTGCAACAGGTGCTCAGGGTGCCACAGGAGCTCAGGGTGCGACAGGCGCACAAGGAGCAACAGGCGCACAAGGTGCTACAGGTGCACAAGGAGCTACAGGAGCCACAGGCGCACAAGGCGCCACAGGCGCTCAGGGTGCCACAGGATCAATTGCTGCAAATTATATAAATATTCAAGCAATACCCGAATACTTTGGCACCGTCTTTCCAATAACATTAGAGTTTTCCATTGCTTTTTCAAGACCAAATATATATCTAGATGCTTCTTCTGTACCATGTGGAGAAAATAATTATGATATACAATTATGGCAATGTGATTTAACAGCAGGCGCATCACCATATTTTACAAAAGTAACAGATACTCCTACTACTTTTGATGTAGTTCATCCGAACAGTGCTACTTGTAAATCATGGAGAACAGCTGCATCAGCTACAAATACGGTAATTTTAAACCAATGCAGCAAAAGTAGTTATATGTGTACTATTATAAGCTACAACGGCAGCACTTCAACAACTCCTGACCAAGATATATTCATAGAGTGGTATTGGAAAACGCAGACTACCATTGGGATCGTCCCCGCCACCGTCACCCCCGCTTTGATTACAGGCAAAATGACATTTGTAGCATCAAAAGAATATTTACTTGCCCAGTATAAACTCAGTCCAAATTCTTATGCTGGACCCAACATTAATGGCGCTCTAGGATTACCATTATTAAATTGTACAAATCATTCACAATAAATAATAAATAATGTAACATTGTAACATAATATTATACAACATGTAACCATAAATAAAATAATGTGCATTTTTTGATATAAACAAATTATTAAGTGTTTATATCAACATTATTAAGAGTTATATTCTGATAACTTTTTACAACTTCTTATTATGTTAAACTAAAGGAAATATTATATTTTGTATCCGCAAATTTAAAATCAAGTTTGTTAAAAATATCATAAAATGTTGAAAGTGATTTATTTTCAATAAGGTTAAATATATTTATGTTAAATTTAGTTTCTAATAAAGGGATAAAATCGGTTTGTTCATACTTATTTTTAACATCATTATATTCATAAAAAATAGGCTCTAATAATTCATTTTTAGTATTTATTAAAATATCAAAATTAGTTGTAACATTTGTAACATTTTTGTTTTTTTGTTCAAATTTTTTTTTATTAATATCATTATGTAAATCAACAAAAAATGTTGATAGTTCTTGTTTCGAAGACACAATTCTAAATACATTAAAATTTAAATTATTAATGTACGTTTTATAATCATTTTGACATCCACCACAACCACCCAAATTTTTTGGAATTGTATTTAAAATAAAATTTGCAGTTTCTATTTTATACTCCTCAGATGGATTATCAGGATATGCAAAAGAAAATGAATGAAAAAATAACCATAAAATGTGATATTTAATATTTTGTGTATAATGATTATTAAATAGATTTAATAATTGATATCTAAATGCAAGATTGTTTTCATATGAAGAAATAATTTGACTTTTAAAAATATCATCCAATTTATCCATATAATTGATTACTATAATATATATAATTATATATAATATATATAAATTAATTTAAATAGATGAATCCAATTATATTATTATTGTAACTTGTAATTGTAAAAAATAATAATATAATATAGCCCCTTTAGCTCAGTTGGATTAGAGCATCAGCCTTCTAAGCTGGGGGTCGCCGGTTCAAGTCCGGCAAGGGGTGCTGGGTCTCCATAGCTCAGCTGGTAGAGCGAACGGCTGTTAACCGTTAGGTCATAGGTTCAAACCCTATTGGGGACGTTGTTATAAAAAATAAATATTTGATTTTTTCATTCTTAATCAAATATTAAATTATACATTTCAAGATTTCAAGCAACAATAACTTCTTTTGATATTGTCTTTATGATTCGTTTCTCACCGGAATCCGGTATCGGCGTGCATACATGATTCATTGTTAAAATAAATTCATCACGTTTACTTTCATTTGTTTTTATTTCCGGGTTTGAGTCTTTCAATTCTTTCAACGTTTTTACCTGTTTTCTTGAAATCTCGCTAATCGAATTTTTTAATTTTTCATTGCCTTCGTCCTTTTTCCAATTATCCTCCTCTTTTATATACATTACATCTCTTTTTACATCCGTGCAATGAATGGGGCGTTTGAATACATCTAATTCTTTTAGTCCGCGCAAAAATATAGAGCCAACGCTGTCTTCCAAGCTCTTATCTCTGGTGACATTCAAATCATCAAATGTAATATTGAGTGATTTAACAAAATCACACATGTTTATCGCATCTTTACACTGCTCATTCAAAAAGAAATTCAAATTAAATTTCTGTTTTATGTTATTTGTCGTATTTGTTGTTATAATGTTTCCAATGCACATTTTTGGCAACATTTCCATTATTTGCTTTTGTTGTTGAGTTTGTTCGATAATGATTTTTTTCATTTCTTCATTATCTTTCAATAGTTTCATTATTATTTGATTGCTAAACGTTGTTTGTTCATCATTGTTGTTATCATCATCGTAATTGGTAACATGATTATTACTATTATTGGTTTTAATATTTTTAGCATGTTTTTTTGTTAATAAGTGTCTATTAAAATCAATCTTCCTTGTACACGAAATGTGACAATCATCGCAATTAAAAATCATTATTTTTTTATAATGTTTTTTTGTCAACAAGTGTCTATTAAAATCCACATTTTTTGTGCAACTAAAATTACACTCATCGCAAATATAAATCATTGTTGAATTATTGTTTTTATTTATTAAATAACAATGAGATTATATTTCTATTATTGTTTACTATAATAATAAAATATTGTTGAATTATCAATTCATCCTCGAAAATTACTTTTTAGTTTTTAAACTTATTAGATTTCCACTTTTGGACGATGAAAAAATGATGGTGTAAAGCGCGCAATATTTTCCACCGTTTTTACGCCGCACCTTAAATGCTGCGACCAACGACGCAAAAATCAAATTTTGCCCACACTGACTATGCAGTGGCGGTGCAAAAGTGGTGCGTTTCGCACGATTTTTACGCCGTGTCTGAAAAGTTTCTTAAAAAATCCAAAAAAATACGACTTTTTCAAAAAAATGCTTATGCTCTCAAGCATTTTCTTTAACATTATCGCGTCATCATAATTCATAAGGTTTTTGTTTTTAACAATGAAAAATAAAAAACTAAAAAAACACGATTTTTTTTTGTAAAGATTCTTTTCTATTTTCTGAAAATGGACATTTATAAATGTCCATTTTGGATTTTTAAAAAAGAGTTATAAAAAAAGATATTTTTGTCATATTCTCCATTTCACCGAAATAAAAGCATACAAAATTACGAATATTTATGAATATTACTATTTCATCCTCGAAAAACGACTTTTTAGTTTTTCAACTTGTTGGATTTCCACTTTTGGACGGTTTAAAAAAAGTTATACGCCTTTGCATACTTTTCTTTTGGCATATATCTATTATTACCTTTTCTAAAATTTCTTTTAATTTTTTGTGTGTTAATATATGTATGTAACTTTTGTAATCGTGACTTCAACATACTAAAATAATTTTCTATGGAATTGGTAAAATATTGATATGGAACAGTATAATTACAAAATTTTTAATTCATCATAATAATTCTCCCAAATATCTATTTTCCTACCTAATATTTTGTATAATCTTTCATTATGTGGTTTATAAATATGGTATAATTTTTTTGCTAATATATTTGGAATAGATTTATCATATTTTCTTATATGCGTGTCAGAATTTTCATTTATTTTATTTAATTTTTCTGCACCTAAAAAACTAATTATATCATTATAATATTTTTGTTTATCTGCCTTTATTTCTTCTGCAATTCCAATATATAGATTTTTTCTTGAAAATTTAGAAAGTATAAATGATATAATTTCATCATATTTTCCTCTTATTATATAATAATATCCATCACTTTTTAATTCAGATAATTTTATATTTTCTTCTTCTTCAAATTCTCTTATCATTTGTTGATCATTTACATCATTTAATGTTTTGTTTTTGTTTGCTAAGTTCATATTATATTGACTAAATGCTCTTGATATTGGTTCTCTCAAAATTAAAATCAATTTTATATTAGGATTATAATTATATATACGATTCATTGCAAATTGTAAATAGTTATAAGAAGGTGATTTTTCCCCAACTATTAATTTTTCCGTTTCAAATTCATTTTCATATTTTATAATGTCTGATTCAGTAAGTTTTCTTTTAGGATTATCAAAAAAACGTAATTCATTTTTCTTCATAAATATATCTGGATGCTGAGATAAATAATTAATAAGAGAAGTTGTTCCTGATTTCTGAACCCCTATGCATAAAAATGTTGGTTTTACCATATTTTATATAATAAATATAAAATATAATATAAATTTATTTTATATTAAATAATAATCTTTTTAGTTCCGGATGAATCTGAAGAAGAAGAAGAACCGTCGTCATTATTTGTGACTTCATCAGTTTTTCCAACCATGAGAATGGACGGAGTTGAATCATCGTCATGATGAGTAGAAGAATCTTTTCCTGTGTTTTCGTCTTCATTGACAGGATTGGCATCCGCCGGTGTAACATCTTCGCGCATTTTGATAAGATTTTTCTCTGGATTGTGGTAATAATCGTGTCCGCCAATGGTGACCGTGTACCATCCGTTCGGCGGGCGATATTCATAGTCTTTGGCGGGATTCGGCTCATACCACATTGTTTCTTTTGTTTTTTCATTGTAAAAGTACTTTTTTTTTGATTCCGGGTCAACCATTTCAATCCATTCTTTTCCCATATTTTCAGTTGAATTCGCTTCCAAGTTGGTACTATGATTTGGATTTTGACTTGAATTTGGATTGCAATTCATAACAATATTTTGAGTCATCGGTGGTGGTTGTGGTTGTGTACGGCCCCCGTCTTGTTCATTTTGCGCATTAACAACATCCACATCTGCATTATCCATAATCGCATCTTCATTGCCACCCTGTTGCAACGACGCATTATATGAATCCGTCGTCGAATCAATCGAAGATGGAATAAGTAATTGAACGCCATCATCATCAGCATTATCAACATTTTTATTTCCACCCTTCATTAAAGAAGTGTCAACCGATTCAAACGTCTTCTCTCCAGATAACAACTTGTAATTATTTGAAAATGACATGCTTTCAATCTGGTTAATGTTATCTTCTGTAATAATTCGCATAACGCAATTCATGGTTTGCAGCTCCTGAATGAGCAACTTGAACGAATAAGGAATTTGCACGACGCTAAACGAGCGACCAAATCGCGTAATGTTTACCAGTTTCGGATTGTCGGTTAGAGCGTCATTGAATTCAATGGGTCCGTCAGCCATCGGGCTCATAAACACGTCATTGTCCGGATTGTATATTGCCGTCATTCCGGTTTTATTGCAAATCGCCATGTAATAAACATCGCCTCGTATCAACATGGATTCCTGTAAAAAGTGCGCAGCTCCGTGACCAATTATCCCGTCACGTTCCATTTCACCGATACGCAAACCGCCGTCATTCGCTCGGCCTTGCACCGGTTGTCTTGTGAGGTTGGTATTTGGACCCCTGGCTCTAAAATTAATTTTATCTTTCACCATGTGTTTCAGTCGCATGTAATATGTAGGACCAATAAAAATCTCGCTTTCAATTTGTTCGCCGGTGGTTCCGTTGTATAAAATCTGGGTTCCGCTTGAACTATAATTTTCCTTTAGCAGCATGTTTCCGAATGTTTCATGCTTGTTTCCCAGGTTGACGAATGCGGTGCAATCGCCGAATGCGCCATAAATCACGCACGCTTTTGCCATTACAGTTTCAACGAATTGCCCAATGGTCATGCGGGACGGGAAAGCGTGCGGGTTTACGATTAAATCAGGGCGTATGCCGTCTGATGTAAAAGGCATATCTTGTTCTGGAATAATGAGTCCGACGGTTCCTTTTTGACCGCATCGAGACGCAAATTTGTCTCCGATGTTAGGTGCGCGGTCTTCGCGAATGCGGACTTTGGCGATGCGCGATGGAATATCCGGGTTGCTTCCTTCGGTAATATAGGTTTTATCCACATAGCCAATTTGTCCTTTCTTGGGACGAATGGATGCATCAACAACTTTTCCGGTGGAATTTTTAGACTCGCTTACGACCTGACCGATAAGGACGCTTTTTTCAGATACGGGCGTATTTTCAATGATGAGCCCGTTTGAATCCAAGTTGCTGTAATCATACCCTTCTCCGCGCCCGGCATTTGCGATTGCATTTTTCTGCTGATAATCGTTCATATTTAAAACGCGGGTATCAATTCTGTCGCCGGATGACTGTTTGCTTTCTTCGCGGGTTTCATACATGTTGTAATAACTCGTTCGAAAAAGGCCGCGTTTTATAGAACCCTCGTTGAATAAAATTGAATCTTCCACATTGTATCCATTGTAAGACATGATTGCAACCATTACATTTTGACCGTACGGATTTTGCTCGTCGTTGAAGTATTTCAGATAGCGCGTTTTCACCAGCGGAATTTGTCCATTGTTCAACACGACGCCCATTTTATCAAACCGTTGGAGAAACGACGTATTGTACATGGAAACGGCTTGTTTAGACTGGCTGCACGAAAACACGTTGCGCGGCAGCTGGTTATTTTCGGGGAAAGAAATCAAGTTTCCCATAACTCCAAACATGAGCGACGGGTGAATATCAGAATGCGTAAATTGCCGGGAACCCGGTTTGACTTTATCGTCGGGCCGAAATGCAAACATTGCATTATTTTCTTCCGATACGTCAATGTACTCGACAACAGCCGCGCGATTCATCATCTTTTCAAATGTGATATTTTCAGGGAGCTCGTCGTACAGTTTAACAATGTTTGTCATGTCGGTGGTTGTAAAAAATGAATTGTGGTTTATTTGTTTTATTCCAAATCCGCCGACGAGATATTTCCAAGAGAATTTACGAGTTGTCAATAACTTAAGAATTGATTTGGCTTGAAAAGCGTACATTTTTTTTGCAGGGTCATAATAGTATGCGGGTCTGCACGGTCGCCCGCCATCTGTGAAAATATTGATTTCGCGCATTTCAATATCCCACGAGCAGCTAGTGTATATGGGAATCATGGATAGTCGCCTGCACGTCTTGATTTTTTGTACGACATCTTCGGGTTCAGAAACGACGCCGACCCAGCTTCCATTGACGAAAACTTTTGTCTGGTAATATAAAAAATCTTTTGGATATTTTTCCAACGATAAAAGATTTATTCCGGGTTCATTTAGAAGCCAACGTATCATGTCGCTTCCCTTGCACCCGTTTGTAACGTGGGTTGAAATGGCAAAATGTTTTTGCAGCCCGCTGTCCGGAACGTCAACCGGGTCCATGAGGCACCACTGGGAGCCGTGTAACAGCCTCGGTTTAATAACTTTTGCAGAGTCATCGAGCGGCAGGTTTACTTTTCTGAGGTGTGAGATTGCCGAGTTGTAAGAAAGACGATTCAAGTCTTGAACAATTCCGGCTTCTTTTGTGAATTCGCTTCCGCCCCAATTTCCCTTGAATGCGCGCCGCAAACCGTCTTCGACGATGTGGTCTTTAAAAATATCGTCGTATTCCTTTACAATATCGATAAAATTTTCTTGATAAACGGCATAATTATAATTGTATTTGAAATCAAGCAGCGTTCGAATGCGTTTTATTTGTTGCGCATAGTATTCGTTGAATAAGCTGTGAAGCATTTTTCCGGGGATTTTAACGCGCTTGAATTTCAAGCTGTCTCTGTCAATTGGAATATCGATTTTTGCTTTCAATCGCACCAGTTTATTGACCATGTATCCCAGAAAAAATGCCTTGGATTGAAAATTCAGTTCACCGATTTGCGGGAGAAAGAAATTCATTAAAATATTTTGTGCTTGAACTACACCTTTTCCCTTGATAAATACTCCAATGTATTCAATGGCGGCTCTCTGGGTAAATATTTTATTTGCATCGTGCACGCTGGGACGAAAAAACTCAATCAAGTCCCTATTTTCTGCCATATTTAGTAAGCATGTTTCGATAATGTCATAGTCGGATATTACACCTAGTGCGCGCATTAAAATAAAAAGCGGAATTGGTCTTTTGACGTTGGGTATTTCAACAACGATTTGATTATTTGTGTATCGCGGCGTGGGAGCAACCATGTAGACTCGCAATTTGCGTTCAGGTTTAGACGTGTCTTCTGAAACCGTGCGAATTTCAACCGAGTGGCTGTATTTATCATCAGCACTTCGAGTTCGGGTATAAAGCATGTTGTCTGCAAATATTTCTTGGCTGACAATGAGTTTTTCTTTTCCGTCGATAATGAAATACCCGCCATGGTCGCTCTTGTCTTCACCCATGTTGTATATTACGTCTTTTGGAAGACCGCTCAGTATGCACAAATTAGAATGAACCATAATTGGAAATTTACCCAATAGTATTTGCGGAAGCGTTACTGTTGTCACTGTCTTTATAATTTTTTTAGTGGAACTAAAAACAGCTTCAGATGCTTGTTTTTCTTGTTGCTCTTGTTGCTCTTCTTGTTCAAATTCGACGTCCACGTCATAGTGAATTGTTACACCATATGTCATATTTCTTAGACGCGCCTCATTCGGATACATGTAATGAACTCTTGAAGTTGTCCCAGTTTCATCATATATAACTGGTTTACCGTAGTATATTTTATCGCCCGTTTTTCCTCCCAGATAAAATCGTGAAATATGTTTATACGCATCTGTTTGTGGATTTTTTTCTTTTTGAAAAACGATTGGATTATGTTCTTTAAATATCTGACTTATTCCGTTTGAAATAAATTCATTGTATGAATCCAGTTGATGTGCGACTAAAATATTGGGATTGTCGCTGAAAAGTTTGTCAATAATATTCCACGGAATTGTTTCATTTAATAGTTGGCTCATTTCACTTTCTGCATCGGCAGCAAGAGCAGACGATGAAGGTTTTGCTTCTTCTCCGACTTCGCCGACATCTAAACCTAGTTTTTTACTGCCAGATTTCTTTTCTTTCTTTTTTTTTTGTTTTGATGGGGATTGGGGTGGTGATGAAGATGGAGATGAAGGTTTGTCTCCATCTTGTTCTTCTTTTTTTTCTTCTTCCTCTTTTTTTTCTTCTTCTCCTTCTGCTGCTGCTGCTGTTACCTGTTTTGCTTTTTTTGCTCCTCCTTCCATCATTCCTTGTTCTCCTTCTCCTTCTTCTCCCTCTTCTTTATTCTCAGTAGAAGAAAGAGCTGATTCTGCTATTACAACTTTTTTTTTATTTAATTCTGCGTCTGACATGGAATTGTAATTGTATATATTATTATTGTTATTATTATTATTATTATTATTATTTTAATATTATTATTAATATCTTATAATATTTACAGTTTATAAACTAATGTATAAAATAGTTTATAAACGAAAAAAAAACTAATAAACTAATAACCTAATTCCTTAATAAATTTGGGAATCTAATTTCTCTCCATCTATCCATCTCATCAATAATTTAATAATGGTATTGTCCTTTACCTCCCTGTTCTTTAGATTCTTTATTTATTTGTTCCGTTCTGTCATCTAGTGCGTGATCATAATCGTCATAAGATGAATAGTAACTTTTTTCATTTCCTGCTTTATTCTGATTTCCTTGAAACCAATGTGTTTGTTCTGAGCCTGGTGGTGCAACATTATCATCTCCTTGTTGTTTTTGCATACGTGGTTGTTGCGCTGCGGCTTGTTGCTGGTAGGTATAATACTGCTGCTGTCCTTGACCCATTTGGCTAGGGTTTGAACCGCTTCCGCTCGTGTTGGTGGTGCGTCTGCTTACAATTTGCCCCATAACTGAAACGACAATAAAAAATAAAATAAATGGTAACAATAAAATAAACCATGAAAGTTTATAGTAGCCATAGCTGCAAAGAGTGTTCAAAACGAATGTCCAAAATAGAACATATAATATTTTTGCGATAAAAATGGGAGTTGTGCTTTGGACTGGACAGTTTACATTTCCGACACAATATAAATTTTGATTTCCATAATTTTGGTACGCAATAATTATAATTCCAATAGATGAGAGTAAAATATATATAAAAGCGGGAGTGCAAAGAGACATGGTTAAAATTATCTTTATATATAATGTAAAATATAAATAAATAATAATTAAATCTATATATTTATTTATATTTATTTATATTTTCCCTAAAAGTAGTTATATTAAATTAAATCAAATTAAATCAAACACTATTGCTTGCGATGGGTTGGTCCCACGCATAAGAACTTGGAGGCGGATTTACCCCTTGCAACTTTGAAGTAAAATCGGTTGCTGACGAAACAGCATTATTGTAGACACCCTTAACATCATCAAAAAATCCTCCGCCGTTTATAAGACTGCGTATTGTTTTTTGGTTTTTTCTTTTTTTACTATAACCATAACCATAACCACCACCACCACCACCACCTTTCATTTCTCCCAATTTGGCAACTTGAGGTCCAAGTTGAGTTGGAAACTTTGCCGGGAAAAGCGGCTGCCCATTGTCGAACTTCGGCACGAGTTCAGTTCCATCTCCTAGGGGACTTAAAGCAAAGTAGTTGCCGGTGTTAGGATTATTAGAAACAGTCCACGGAGAACCCACGAATTGCGAACTACCTCCCTGCTGACAAGTGTATCCGCCGTCCTTGCGCATATAACTGCCACCACCACCCAGGCGAGAAAATGTTGCGCGCCCCATTCTAATATTGCGAATAATGCTGTTTCGTTTTTTATTTTTAGCGTATAATTCTTGATGATGTTTTTTACTTGAACTCTTTCGACTGTGCGTACGCCTTTTCGCATTTCTATTTGTAGATTTTTTGTATTTTTTAGTATTTGCCATTATGATTAATGATTATGATAGTATAAGTAAGTGTTATATATATTATTAATATAATATAATATAATTAATTAATTTAATAATTAATAATCATCTCCTAAAATCAACCGCGAATTTAAATCTTTTCTTTTTGTTTGATATTTATTATTATTTTTACAGCGAACTGCATTTTTTATTTTATGAAATAATCGCGTAAAACATTCCATGCATGTTGAACATGATGAACATGACATAGAGTCGGATTCTGGTAATAATAATGATGTCATTTTTATTGCTTTATTATAATTTGTTGGTCATCTTTTTAATATTTAATTTTATTTTATAAAGTATTTAATTTTATTTTATAAAATAATAAATCTATATTGTATATTATACCAATTCAATGAAAATAAAATCCAAATCAATTCAAAAATGTTTACCAAATATGTTTTGTATAAAAAATACAACAATCGCACTAGCAATTATTTTGGGCGCAGTAATAGCATACATTATATATTCTAAATACAGTGGCATTTCGTCAACCGCGCCTACGACACAGGCTTCTACGACACAGGCTTCTACGCCTTTTTACGTTGTGCCCCTTCCCAATGTTTTAGAAAATCCATATGTTCCGCCGTTGCGTGATGACCGCTATCATGACGCGGTTATTCCGATTCCAATCAATGTTCGAACACAAGGACCGCCAGTAAATGTGAATTATAGGCAGGTTGGACTTTTAACGCGCGTGAATGGAAAGGAGACAATGCTACCGCTAATGGGGCGCCCTTTGCAAAAAAATAGAGACAAATGGCAATTTTATACAATGAGCGATAAAAACAATTCGGTTAAACTTCCAATCTCATTTAGAAAGAAGAGTTGCACAAGCGAATATGGTTGCGATAATATATATAATGGCGACACGGTGTATGTTGAAGGGTACAAGGACGCATTTCGGGCAACAATATATGATAATGCTGTAATGGAATACCTGTAATTGCGGCGGGTTCAATATATTAATTAAATGTATATAAATAGAAGTATCGCATTAATAGTAACGCATAAGCCAATAACAAACCATAAATAAATAAGAAATAAAAATAACACAACACAATGACATTTGATATAAAAACAGCATTTGCAGAACTATTCATGATGCAACAGTTAAAAACGGGAACTGTCTGGGTAGACACATTGATTTTTGGTTTTTTTATTTTCATGACATACCATGCCGTAATTTGTATGAATTTAAAATACTGTTTTAAAAAAATATCTGAAATAAAGAGTTATCCAGTGTCGAAACTATGGTTATATGTGACAAACAAGACTCCAAGAAAAATGATTGTATACATTGGTTTCAAGTACAGCAGCGGATACACCCAAATTAAAACATATGTTGATTATCCTCCGCCGATGATGCATATTTTTAATTACATGCATAATAACTCTTACAAGGTGGAAAATACGTATAATATAAAATACTGCGAGATGGTTGATGTTGCGACAGACACGCAAGTCAAAACGTATGTTCCGAATGAAGAGGGTGTTTCATTTGAATTGTATCCCGATATCTACATTGAATTGTCAAGTGAAAAGTTGCCAAACAATAAGGACCATGAATCTTTATTAGAATTTACAAATGTGTCGTGTTCGGTAAAAACGTACGAACATGATATTGGTTATATTCATGCATTTGTAAAAATGTGTGAAGAAAATTTTGAAAAAGCGGTCAATGATGAGTTATCAAAGCATAAATTTATTTTCAAACACAACAGCCAAAAAAGTAGTAATAATAATAATGATGATGAATGGAGAGATACAAGAACTCGCGGAATAAAGTGTGCGGAATATCCGCTGATAACAAACAAGCACTTGACGAAAAATTGTTTCTTTACAATGAGGGATTCATTAATAAATAGAATTGATTTCTTTGTTAATAATGAAGAGTGGTATAACAAACGAGGCATTCCATACCAACTTACTTTAGTGTTTGAAGGGTCTCCGGGTTGCGGCAAAACGTCGACCATGAAGGGAATCGCGACATATACGGATCGTCACATTGTTGATGTTGATTTAACAAATATCAAGAGTATTTCAGAATTAGAAGACGTATTCTATGGAAACTACATCAATGGTAAATATATTCCAACAAATAAGCGAATTTTTTTGATTGATGAAATAGATAAATTTTTTGAGGCACTTTCTTTGAAGGAAGAGAAGGAAAAAAATATGGCAGTTGCCGCTGAAACCGCAGGTTCGAATATGAATCCCAATAATATTGTAATTGTATCAAAAGATGGGTTATCGGGAGATGATGGTAATAAATTCAAAAAAACGGCGAGTTGTTCTACTGCATCGAGTGCGAGCAATGGACTAACTAGGGGTCAAATACTGAGCATTATGGATGGAATTTTGGAATCGCGCGGGCGGTTTATTATATGCACCGCAAATGACACTTCAAAAATTGATGACACATTTAAGCGTCCTGGAAGAATGGATGAAATTGTTCATTTTTCAAAGTGTGACGCGCTAATGATTAATCAGTTAACAGATTTATTTTATAACGGATACGTTGAAGACGCATATACGGAAGAGCAAATTCAGCGCTATAAACATGTTGAAAATGTATTTTCACCGTCTGATGTAAACAAGGTTTGTTTCAACAATATAAATTCGAGAGAAAGTGGGGAAGAATATTTTATGAAAAAGAAAGAAACATAAATAATATAATTTAATATAATTTGATAATTTGAATGAAGTTGCATCGTGTCGAAAATATAGGTGAAAATGTAATCAGGGAACAGTTATGTTATCAGTCCATATATCAAGTAATAATACACACCATTGAGGTAAAGTAGATTTATCACTGTGCGCATTAAATCGGTCTGTAATTATATTTTGAACATTTTGCCAAACAGTATACACATTTTCAGGAGCTACATATGATGCTTTGTTCAATTGTCGTTCTAAATCACGTTTGAAATTCTCTTCTTCACATACATATGGAATAACGCGAATCATATTGTCTAATACTATTAATATGTTTCGTCGTGCAATTTTTTTAGTAGTCGGCGGTAGTTCTTCCGTCACTGTCCCGTTTTGATTATTGTTATACATTTTATACTTATGTGTGATAAAAATTGATGTATTGATATTACATTTAATATAAATTTAATATCAATTTTTATAATAAATATTTATTTTAAATAATGGTTATTTTTTTGATAAAATAAAATAAATATAAATATTATAATAATTATTTATATTTATTTACTTTATTTTACAAAATGCAACAATTACAACAATTGCAACAATTGCAACAATTACAACAATTGCAACAACAAAAACCAAAACAGCAACAACAGCAACAACAGCAACAGATAAACATTAAAGATGTAATGAGTGCATACACTGAAAATGAACAGCTAGTATTTGTTTTTATAAAAAATATTATTTTAAATTTAATTTTAACAATAAAGCCGCTTCGAGTTAAATTAGGGGCAATTTTGAATCAGCCTGATGTAATATATGTAGAAGTATTCAAAGTGTATGAAGAAAATAAAACAAAATTTACACCGACTGATATTGAAAATATAAAAACAATTGTATCCATTACAAATAGTGTTACAGAATTAAATGGAATTTTTTTGGATGCATTTACAAAAATTATGGAGGATGGAAAAATAGATATGAACGATTCGATACATTTTATGACATTTATGCACGAGGTTGTTCATTTATTTAATAATTATACTACAAATCAAAATTTCAAAATATCACTGTCATCAGAATCAGTGTTACATTTTTTACATTTTATTATAAAAAGTATTTTAATATTAACACTGGACGACGAACAAGAGCGCATTGCGATATTGATGTTGGATGCATCTATAAAATTAATACAAATTTCAGTATTACCGATTGCAAAGTGCAAGTGCAATCGCGGATGTTTTTCATTCAATCAATAATGAATCAATAATGAAACAATAATGAAACAAATGAAATAATAAATGCAGTAATGTTATTTTTTTGAAATACTATTGAACTTTTGAACTACTGAAAAAAATTGCAAATGATTTTTTTGGAATTATTTTTATATTGTTTCTATTTCTGCTACTTGCGCTTCTGCTACTTGCGCTTCTGCCACTTGCGCTTCTGCCACTTGCGCTTCTGCTACTTGCGCTTCTGCCACTTGCGCTTCTGCTACTTGCGCTTCTGCCACTTGCGCTTCTGCCACTTGCGCTTCTGCTACTTGCGCTTCTGCTACTTGCGCTTCTGCTACTTGCGCTTCTGCCACTTGCGCTTCTGCCACTTGCGCTTCTGCCACTTGCGCTTCTGCTACTTGCGCTTCTACTACTTAAGCTTCTATTATTTTTTGAACTACTTATAGTCATATTTTTCATTTCAGAACCAATAATATTGTATTTATTGTTGTTGTTATTATTATTTGATTTACAAATTTTATTTTTAAATTCATGCAAGTAGGGGTCATAATTTATGTATCTTGAATTAAATAATATTACTTTATTAAAAACGCAATAATAATCGTGCAAATTTGGAGAGCGTAAACGAGAATTTGTCATTTCGATGAAAAATTGAAATTTTTTATTTTTTAATACAGCTGTACTTATTCCTGGATTTCTAAGTAAATTTAAATACTTATTAAACATATGAACAATTGACCAGTTCCAATATTGATATAAATGTTTTTGATAACTGTAAATTTTAATGTATTCATTAATACACAACTGCAGTATATATTCATTTTTTTTTACAGCAATAAAATGTGGATTAAAGTTTCGATTTGATTTTGTAATGCATGTAACAAAATCTGCATCAGGTATTAAATAATTATCTATTGGTACTAGTGGATGAATGTCTGCATCAACATATATTCCTCCATATTTATAAAGAATACACAGTCTCCAGAAATCAGATTTAATTGGACCATCTGGTATAAATTTAAATATATCATAATGTAGTTTTGAGTATTCATTAAATAAAAATTGTTCGCACATGGAATCATCGAATAAATGTATTTCATAGTTTGGATTTAATCCTTTCCATTTACTGTGTGTCATTGTTAAACATTTAATATTTTTATGACATATATAAATTTTTTTGGGTATTTGCAATTTTATTTTACCATTGTCAATAAGGTCAATATGTAGTGCTGCATGTTCTTCGGGCGGCGATGGTTCTTCTGGCGGCGATGGTTCTTCTGGCGGCGATGGTTCTTCTGGCGGCGGTGGTTCTGCTG